TAAAATCTTCTTTTGTTAAGCTTGTCTCACCTAAGTTCACAATGTCAACTGCATTCTCTCTTGATGGGTTAAATGCAATTACCACACGATCGCCGTCATGGTTTGCAAACTTACGTTTCAAGTCTGTCTCAACCATTTCTTGCTCCTCTTCTTGAGGTAAGCCGTTATTAAAGTTAATTAATTTAGTAGCAACAAAGTTGTGCTTTGCATTTCCTAAAATGTGTCTGCTTACTTGGATGTCACTCTCAATATAGTTCAAGCCTTGGAAATAACTCGGCAAAGGATATACATCGCTTTTAGGGTTGTATTGCTTTACAAAGAATATTTGTGGGCCACTAGGATCATTCGGATTGAATGCTGGGTACTCTCTTGCTTTCTCTTTAAAGTCGCTAGCAGTCCAGTCATTCTTAACATAGAATGTTTGCAAGTCTTTGCTTGCTCTTACCTTTTGAAACTCAATGTGAAATACATCCTTGATCTTACCTAGAGCATTGTAAATGATTTGCAAGTAATAGCCACCTTGCAACTCATCATCTAAGATTGAGCGCTTCATGATTTGATTCCAAGTCTCACCTTGAGAATTAGCTTTTTGCTCAATACCTTCAAAGCCTTTGCCAAATATATAGTTGACTTTGCCTTTTACAATTGCTCCGTGCTTAGGTGACTCACCATACAACTCAATTAAGTAGTTTGGGTAATTGTTTTTTGCACCAAACTCAACATAATTTTTGCCTTTTTTCTCTTCAAATCTAGGCTGCTGCGCTTGATCAAACTGAATGTTTATTAATTGATATTTATTGCTCACTTGTATAAGTTTTAAATTCGTTATCTTGCTCGTTGTACTCTGGTTGAGGACAATCGGTTTCGTCATGTAAATACATAAATCCCTCTTCTACTATCGCACCGCTCAAACTCTCTTTAGTGTTGGTTGCGCTTGCTTGCTCTCTTATCTTATACCTCCAAGTGCCACTCTCTTTGCAATCAAACACAGACTTTAAAACAAGTACCTTCTGGTATCTTGCATCTGTGCTTATGTTTGTCCCTACAAATGTAACACAATTTTCTGTCGCACTTGTGAAAATAAACAAGTATTTCGGGTTGGAAATTGTTGCCAATTCTAAGCCGGTAAATATTAAATTATTGTCAATGCCTTTGTATATATGCAACATGTTATAAAAATTAAAATGCCCTACCCACACAAAGTAGGTAGGGCATAATTAAGTACTACTATGGTAAAATTACCCAGCAGTCTCAAGCGCTGCTCCTACTGACGCAGACACTTGCAAAAAGTCATCTTTCTCAACACCAGTCAATGTGATGTTATAGCCGTTACGATCGCCGGCAGCAGTACCAGATCCACTTTCAGTAGATGCTAAATATAGGCCATTTCCTTCGCCATACATGCGATAGTTGCCATCCATATCTAGAGTAACTGCAACTAGCTTATTTTTAGCTAATGTTCTCACAATGTTTGCAGTTGTAGAGTCTCTCTTGTTTAAAGGGAATACTACTTGATGAGTATAGAATACTGATCCGTTTTCCTCGGATGCAGTTGCATTTGAACTTGTGTTTGCGGTTGCTCTTGGCACCTCAAACTTATAAAATCTTTTGCCGGTTGCTTTTGTGATACCAGTAACCAATCCACTAACTTCTGCAATGGATGTGATGTTACCGAACTCGGCTAAAAAAACGGCTTGTAAGCCTCCGATATTTTCGCGGCAATCAATAGAATATCCGCTTGTTATTGCACATGGCATAATAAAAAAGTTTAAAAAAAAGGCGGCGTTTATTGCACCGCCTTTCTTTGGTTATTTATTTAATTAGATTGCTGACTTAAACTTAACACATAAAGTTGTGTAAGCTACGTTAACACCTAATTTGAAAGCTACTCTATAACGAACTTCGTTATTATCTTTAGAGTACCAGATCATGTAGTTTTCTTCTTCTGCTTCTAAGTCAAACGCCATAGCGATGTTAGACAAAGTTGTTGCGTAGATGTCACCAGTACCATTTAAACCATTAACCGCTACTAATTCAACATTTGTACCAGGGATCACAAAAGTTTGATTTGCGTCACCATCTACTTTGTAGTTGTAAAGGTTTAATGCTTGATAAGCTAAAACTGCTAATCTGTAAACATCGTTACCAACCATCACTTTTAAATCTTCTGCATCAATGATTTCTACTGGGATAGCTTTGTAAACTGCATTCAAAATACTTACTACGTTAGCAGCAGTAATTGTTGAAATTGGGCCACCAGATACATAACCAGATACGTTTGCGTCAACTGGTGATCCAGCATCAATCAACTTAATTAAACCATCAAAGTTTGATAAGTTAGGGTTAGTGCTTTGAGTGTTACCTTGCCAGATCGCAACTTCTAATTGCTTAGCGATCATCTTATTCTTTTGCTCTGTGAACTTAGTTTGAAACTCTGCCCATCCAAAATCTTCGTAAGTAGATCCAGCTTTTAAAGCTTCTTGAGAGAAATAAGCTTCAAAATCTTTAGGACAGATTGTCTCTTCAATTTTGATCTTACCAACTACAACCTCTGCTTGAGACAAAGTAGTTGTACCACTTGGATCCCATCCACAAGAATCAGTTTGGAAATTTGCGTTTGTAGCCAATTTAGGCACTTTAACGCTAGATTTTGTTTTAGGTAATAAGATACCACCAGCCTTGATGTAAGACTGAGTCTTTGCAGAGAAAACTGCTTCTGTTAACAATGGAGCAATCTCTTGTTTAGTATATGCTGCAATGTTTGAAAATGCTAATGCCATTTTATTTAATTTTTAGTTATGAACAAATTGATTTAGAAAATTTATTAAACTCTGCTTTTGCGTCTGTTTTAGCTTCTGCAAAGTTGTTGCTTGTTTTAACACCAGCGTCCGGTGCTGACTGAGGCGCTTCAACCAACATCTTGCTGATCTGCATTAAACCTTCAATCACTTTGTTTGCTTGGCCTAATTTAGCCTCATATTGTGCAAACTTGTTTTCGTATGCGCTGAATTTTTCATTTGTTGCAGATTCAAAAGCAGCAAATTTTGCGCTCATATCTTCAACTTCTGGTACTTCAACCTCTACTGATACCTCGTCTTGTTTCTTTGGCTTGATTTCCATGATCGCTCCATTATCGCCTAAAACGATAACCTCACCGCTTTCAAGTTCATGCTCACCAACTGGTGCTGGTACACCAGCAATTGTTACAATACCACCAACTGCTAACTCAGTAACTTCAACAATAGTGCCGTCTTTCAATTTGGCTTCCATCATTTTAACTTCTGCTTTAGGCTCGCCGCTTGGCATTGGCATATCTTCATTGTTCACTAATTCAGCGAAAAACAAAGATACTTTCTCTAGAATGTTTTGTGCGTCTTTCATACTTTATATATATTATTTAATTGATAAAGGTACTTTTAATAACTCCGCCAACTCTGCAAGCTTTTGCTCTGCATAGGTTGGCTCCTTTTTTTCTATTGGATACTCAAAAAATCCCTCAACTGAAAATCCTTTCACTTTGCCCTCTTTAATAAGCTGCCATGCTTGCTCATTCTCAACATAAAAGCTACCAAACCAACTGCCATCTTTTGCATCTTCAAATCCTTTCATTGGTTGAATGCCACGCTCTTTGTCAACTATAAATGACTCAAACATAATCAAACCATCCAAAGTCATTGACTTGTCATGCATTAAATTAACTTTGTCTTGATACCCTTTTTTGCTGAATTTAATCGCAATATCTTTAATTGTGTCTGCTGGGAATGTCACAAAATGCTCGCCAAACTTTTTATTGTTGCGATATATTGGCTTATCTGCTAACATGATCGGGCCAGATATGATGTGCTTATCTTCATCTTGGATTGCAAAATTTAATTTAGGCTTATCATTTGCAAAGTGTTGCTCCCAGATTGAATTGCAAATTGCAACTGCTTGCTCACTATCTTTGCCTTCATTGATCACATAGCTAATACATCTAGGCAAAAACTCATCTTGTCTTTCGCCTTTGCTTGGATCAATAAAATCTTGGCTAAACGCTACAAAGTCACGCTGGATTGCTGGCTTATCTACAAGAGCAATAAATGATACCTCAGCATCATCTTGCAGATCCTCTTGTATTCTTAATTCGTAAATAGGTAAGTTCATACTTAATAAATATTTTTAATGCCGTTTAGGTACTTTTAGCTGATCCTTGCGGCTCTGTTTAATCTTATAATCCTTTCTTGATTTCCACTTATGTCGCTTTCTACAACGTATGCTCTTGCAGCTATATTTCCAATTTGATTTACTTGACCTTGATTTAAAGTAGTAGTTGCTAGGCTAGGCGTTAATGGAGCCGTAAAGGATGGAATACTTGGAATAGATCCGCCACCTCCGCCGCTTGATCCTTTTACGCTAGGTACTTTTACACCCATGATTGATTTAACGGACTGAATACCGGTTGCAATAATACCGGCAACGGATGCAATTTTTTGTATTGTGCCGAATGGTTCCGGTAATACCGACTTTGCTCTTATAACTTCGGACGCACCAATATAAGTATTTATTAAAGCGGTTGCAATTCCAAGCGCTTTGCCGGCGGTTGTTTGTTGGCCAATAATAGCACCTAGAGCCTCCGTTGCATTTCCAATAGCTCTTAAATTATCTAGTTTAGCTTTAGCTAACTTATCATCGTTTGCTTTGTCTAAGTCTTTTAAATCTTGTTCTCTTTTATAATTATCAATCGTTAATTGAGTCCTATATTTTAAAGCATCCTCTCTGTCCTTTCTTGCTTTTGCCTCCCTTTCTGCATCTGCTTTTTCTGCGTCTGCTATAATTTGATCGCCGCTTTCTTTTATTTCTTTGTCTTGTTGTAGTTCAAATTCACGCATTTGCAAGTCCCACTTTTGTTTCTCAAGTATTTCTTGCCTTCTTTTTTCCTCGGCTTGCTTTCTTATTTGCTCGGCTTTTTCTGCTGCTGCTTTTTGATCTGCTAATCTTTTAGCTTGCTCTGCTTTTTCTGTATCAGTCAACTCTTTAGATCCAGCAATAAATCTTTTATTTGCAGCCTCATATCTTGTACCAAATTCTGTGACAGATTTTTTAGCATCATCCCACGCGCCAGCAAAATCACCACTTATAAACTTTTTAACTGCTGATCCAACAAGTCCAACACCTTGCAAGAATGAACTTAATGCACTATAAGCCACTTTAAATGCATCTGCAACATAAGGCAATGCCCTTTCAGCTAAACTTATAAAAGCATCAACCAAAGGCTCCATTGCTCCTAATATACCATTTAAGATTCTACCAAACTGAGTAATGATAGGCTCAAGCTTTTTCATTGCATCTTCATTCTTAGCAAATGCAGCAGCAAGTCCGCCTACCAAACCAACAAGCAAACCGATTCCAGTTGCTTTTAAAGCAGCACCCCATGAAGATGTTGCAATCTCTAATTGTCTTAAACCTTTTCCAAAAACTCCAACTGGCCCAGATGCATTCTCTAAAGCACCAGCAAAATCATTCGCGCCTACTTTTGCATTTTCAATACCATCCTCAACATCTCTAATTTGTGCAGATAATCTTTTAAACTCTTCGGATCCAGCAGCAGTATCTTTTAATTGTTTCTTTAATTCTTTTAATTCTCTTACTGATCCAGTTGCAGCCTTAGTTGCTCCATTAAGATAACCTTGCAGATTATCAATTTCTGTATTTAATCTTTTAAACTCTTCGGATCCAAATTCTGCATCTTGAAGATTATCTTTTAAATCTTTTAATTCAGTCTTTAATTCTTTTAAAGTTTTACCGGAATACTTAGTGTTTATTTGTATCTCGGCTGCAATTGTTGTATTTTTACTTGCCATGCTTTATTATTTTAAACAAGTGTTTTGTGCAACTTGTCTTATTAGGTTAGTATAATTAAATGATCCAAAGGTCTCATTGTACTCTGTATTCATCACATCTTCATAAGGCAATTTATCTGTATATGCGCCTTTGTAGAATATATTATGATTTTTACCAATGTCATAAGTCACGCCGGAATTGTGGAAAATATCGCACTTGCTCCATTTTTCAATCGGATCAGTACCCCAGCAAAAATCTAGTCTTGGCGTTATTTTTACATCAAGATCATGATACCAACAATTCCAAAGCATACCCCACATGCCGGCAGTAAACTGCTGAATGCCATAATAGCTTGGATTTTTTTGCACTCTTAATGGCTCACTCTTTTGAAAATAATCATATAAAGCCACACTATCACTCTCAACCTTTTGCCAGAATTTATAGTCAGTATTTTTAAAAATATATTGAGATCCGCCGCTATTCAATCTGTGCTTTATTGGCACGCTATAATCTAAGCCAACAATGTCGCACATATCCTCATAAAGGTCTTGACCTTTCTCTAGAATATAATCGCTCCAAATAAAGCCTTTTGAGTCACTAACATAGCAACTATCATCTTGCTCAAGATCGCTAAAATCTACCGGTTTTGTGAATATCATATCGCAGTCATGTAGAAATACATTTTCCATCTGCAAATAAGGATAAGCTTGATAGTGCTGCTTGACTGCATTCATGATCACACTAGGAATGTAAGTAGGCATCACACGAGTGTCTTTGTACTCAAAAAAAGCTATTGTGTTAAATTTCTTTTTTAACCTTTCATACATAGCAGTTGTCTCTGGCCAGTTAGTCTTATCATTTTGATCTTTACTAACAGATAACAAGACATGTATCTTATCATCTGGTATGCCCACCGACTTAAAGTTGGTGAGCATAACTTCTAAATGCCATGCGTAATAAACTATCTTAGGTTGCGTGCAAATATAAATCATATTGTTTTTTTTATGGACATGATCCGTCAAACATTGAAATGCTTATTGTACCTCCATCATTCACAACTTGTCCAGCAAATGATCTGCTTGTTGATGTTGCACTTATACAAGTAAGATTTGAGGCAGTATCAATCACTTCAACAGAGTCGCCATTAATATTTGTGTAAGATACAACAATTGTTCTAGAGCCACCAGTTTGCGTAGTTGTAGCACTTGCTCCATCACCAGCAACTATTGGGAATGTTGCACCACTAATTTGTACTCCGTTTATTGTAATATTAGTAATATTTGTACCGGCCGTGTCATTAGCAATGTCAACAAAAGCATAACCTAGTGTTGTTGTTGTAGTTGTAGTGCTTGTAGTAGTTGTTGTAGGCGGAGCCGTTGTTGTAGTAGTTGTTGTGCTAGTAGTAGTTGTTGCTGGACAAGCACTTTCACATGTATTGTATAACAAAGAATTTAATGTGATTGCAGTTCCTTCTGTTGCAGTTTCATTTAATAAATAAACTCTGCTGCCACCTTGCTCTCTATAATATTTATTTAATGTCACAGAACTGCCAGCAGTAAATTTAACTAAAACATCTGCGGTTATACTACCACAAGTTGAGCAACTTATTTCATCTGCAAAATAGTAATCAAATGGTGCAGCCGTTGTAGTTGTAGTTGTTGTAGGTGTTGGACAAGATGTTACTTCTGTGATCTCACCATCTTGAGGCGAAGGCAATCCAACTACATAAACTACTCCACTTGAATACCAATAATACCCCGGCGTTGTCACTGGTGTAGTTGCAGCAGCATTGCTATATAAAATAGTGCCTACTCCTAAAGTACCTCTATAATAAATAGTCAAAGGATTTGCTTGACTACAAGCTATTGACAAAGAGCTACCTTCATAACCAGCAAAGCTTTGTATTGATAGTGTAGTTGTTGTAGTAGTAGTACTTGTAGTTGTTGTTGTAGGCGCAGCCGTTGTAGTTGTTGTAGTTGTACTTGTAGTTGTTGTTGTAGGCGGAGCCGTTGTAGTAGTAGTTGTTGTGCTTGTAGTAGTTGTAGTAGGCGCAGCCGTTGTAGTAGTTGTAGTTGTAACTGCCGGACAAGTTTGACATGTCTCTTCTGTCCACACTGCTACAAATTGACCACCTTCAATAATAATAGTAAATCCTCTGCTAGTGCCACTACAAGCGCTTAACCAGAAATTGCCAGTAATTGTACCATTTGCAATTAAAGTACTTGTTAACTCAGTAGCAGTACATAAAGTATTGCCACCAGCTAATATTGTAAATGTTTCAACTGGACGCGCTGGATTTGGACATACATTGTTACAAACATCATAAGCACTTACCATGCTATAAGATGCCACAAAAGTAGCTAGTGTTGTAGTTGTAGTAGTTGTGCTTGTTGTTGTAGTAGTAGTTGTTGTAGATGGCACAAAATCAGTACCAACTGCATCAATAACTCTTAACAAATCAACCTTTGTAGTATCATTGTTTTCTGGACTATAATCGTACACTTTTATAAGTCTATAAAGTCCGCCATCAATAAAATAATACTTTGCAAAATCTAGGTTAAAAATGTCTATTTCCGTTAAATCAAAAAAGCCGGTTAGTAAACGGCTATCTTTGTCAGTAATTTCGTACATGTACGGCGAGTAGTAAACATTAAATAAGTTGTAGCTTAAGTCACCACTTGTCAAGTTAAAAAACAATTGTTGAGGCGCTCCAAAGTTAATGTCAATAGTTGGTGTTATTGGGTTGTTTAAATGCCCAGCAAATAAATATGCAGTGTTTGATCCTAAGTTAGTGGCTCCGTTTAAGATGCTCCAACTTGTTACACTGCTAATTTTATTAATCTGCATAATACGCAAAATATGATCCATAGGATCCTCTTTAGTATTATTGTCCGACTTTTTATAAATAGCTGGGAAAATTTTGTCAGTTGTACTTGTGCCAAACAAAGGTGATGACGCAAATATTATTTCAACACTCTCAGTATCTTTAGCAAATTCAAGACCATTATCGTACACCCTATCACCATATCCCTCATTAAATTTCTTGCGATAATCTTCATTGTAAAAATCATTGTCTTGTTTATATTTAAAATTGTAATATCTAGCATTGATCTCACTCATTGGCTTGATCTTAATTGCTTTGCTATGATCTAGCTTGTCACTCCAATCAACAATCGTACCAGTATAAAAATCAACATAAGGCTTAATCACTAAATGATTTGTCTTATATTTATCTTCAACAATCAATAAATTATACATCTTCATGATGGATGTCACAAAGTCTTTTTGAAATATACCTTTTGGGATTGTATTATTGATCACCATTGTGTCACCTAATTCAATAGGCGCAGTTGTTGCAACATTGTTTATAACATTTATTGTACTTTCGCTTACATTAACCTCATCACCAATGTCAAGTATGCAACTTGTTCTAACTCTTAATGTGTCATTTGTTGCTAGGGTTACAGATAATGATTTATTATAATAAAGCAAATCAGTACCATTATAAGTTTGACTTGATCCAGATATTGCAACTCCATTTTTTAAGACTGCTATTGTTAATGGCCTTGTAGCTAAAGTATAATCACCAAAAATTTCAATTGTTATATTAGTAGTAAGCGTAGGCGTACCATTATAAGTGAAGGTTGTATCGCTAGCGCTTGCAGTAAATAAAGAGCCTACTTTAGTCTCATAACTTACAAAGTCTTGTGAGCCACCTTCATTCATGCTTTGATTTATTGCTTTAGTCAATTTAAGCACATCACTTGTCTCTTTAGTTAATTGCTTTGAATTGTTAGGCACAA